CGCGATCGCGGCCTTCACGCGCTCGGCTTTGCTCTCGTCGTCGGTCATAGCTCCACCTCAGGCTTCTTCGGTGCCCGCCGCTGCTGCGTCTGGTACACCGGATTGATCGTCCACCCGCTCTGCGGATATGCCCGCTCGGGGCCGCTGTCGTAGACGGCGTGCACGTGGGTCGACGAAAGCAGGTAGCAGCCCCACTCGATCTTTCCGCCCGGCTCTGCCGAGAACATCCGCAGGAACATCTCGGGGCACTTGCCGCGCGAGGCGAGAAGGACGATCTCGCCGCCGGCCTCGTTGGCCGCGCGGGCGAACCATTCGGACTGAGCCGTCGCCGGTGTGCTCACGGCGAGGGCGAGGAGGAGGGCGATGCGCTTCACGATGCGAACCACCGAGCCACGAAATCCGCCAGCGCCAGCACGCCAACGATCCCGCCGACGATGGCGTAGGCCACCAGCAGCGTCACAATGCGGTTGCCCCAGGCGCGGCGGTCGAAGGGGGCGCTGAGGATCTTGCCGATGGTGTGCATCACGCAGCCCTCCGTTGTTGTTCATCCGCGTCCGCGACAGCATCCCGCTCGCGGGTGTCTCGCACGGTCGCCACGATGTCCGCAGCGGCGTCTCGCAGGGTGTTCTCGGCGTCGGTGCCGTCGATGGCATCGGCGATCATGAGCAGCGCCGCGGCCACCGTCTCGTCGACGCGCAGGTCGTCCTCGACGGTCACACGGGGCATAGCCAGCAGGTTGTCGAGCAGAGGGCGCAGGGCGCGGAGTGTGGAGGCGTTCATGCGACTTGCCTCGCCAGCAGCGCCGGCGTGTCGGACTCCATCATCTCGGCCAGCAGGCGCTCGGTCCGAACGGCGTCGTAGATCCCATCCGAGGCCGCGCAGGACACGGCGACCTCGATGCTGTACCAGGGGCGGCCCTGTGCCTCGCGCAGCTTGCGGATTTCTTCGAGCCGCTCGATGTCTCGGGCGGTGAGGGTGATGGTGACTTGCATCACTGCACCCCGTTCGGATAGGCCCGCGACTGCGCGGTCTGAGGCGTGCGCGCCAGTTCGGCGACCAGCACGGCGTCGCAGGCCTGGGCGTACTGGAGCCAGCCCCAGGCGTAGGGGCTGCGGCTGATACGGAGGTTGTCGGCGATGCTGCGGTCTAAGGTATTCATACCGTCGCCCACCCCCGCAGCTTGGCGATGACTTCGACGTAATCGAGCGCGGCCAACACTTCGCGCCGGTCGTCCTTTCCTGCCCAATACTCGCGGCCCTCTGCGAGCCGCTTGTCGCGGCATCCGACGCGGACGGACAGGTAGCCATCGCGTAGCCAGCCAACAGTACGCCAGCCGTTCGGCGTGCCCCCGTCGATGACTTGGTAGGCGCCTGCGAGGTTGGCGCCTGCGAGGTAGGCGCCTGCGAGGTTGGCGCCTGCGAGGTTGGCGCCTGCGAGGTTGGCGTCTGCGAGGTAGGCGTCTGCGAGGTTGGCGCCTGCGAGGTTGGCGCCTGCGAGGTTGGCGCCTGCGAGGTTGGCGTCTGCGAGGTTGGCGCCTGCGAGGTAGGCGTCTGCGAGGTAGGCGCGTGCTCGCACCGCCGCCTCTAGCGTAAGCCTGAGCGTGTTTCCTTTTGCTTCGTGCGCGAATAGCACGCTGCCGCTGAATCTGGATTTGATTTCGATGCGCATTTGCCCGGCTCCCATGTAGTGAAGGAAACCGGGGGAAGGGTGGGACTCTGGACTCAACCCCCGGATGCCGACGCGGAACTCTGGGCGACGGCATGGGGAGAACAATACGCGTCGTAGCAAATGGTGTCAATACCAACCGTAGCAAAATCTCGTGCGACTGTCCGTCCACGGACAGAAACCGCTCACCATTCGGTCTATGCGCTCACGTGGTGGACAAATTCTGTCCGGACTCGGGCAAGCTGCACGAACTCGGAAACCTGTCCGAACGCGGACAGCCTGTGTCCGTCTGCGGACAGGTTGGGGCTAGGCGCTCACGAGTTGAGTGGCGGCGGCGAGGAGGATGGACCGGCCTTTAGCGTCCAAGCGGTCGTGAATCTCGATAAGGCGCTGTGCGCTCGGGGTAAGCGGTAGGCGGATCGCGGGCGTGCCCTGGCCGAACATGAGCCAGCGCGCAGACATCTTGAGGGTGTCTGAAATCCGGAACATTGTCACGGCATCGACACGTACCGGCTCATACAGTATGCGGCGCACCGTCTGGTGCGACACCCCGATCCGGCGTGCCAGGTCGCTCTCTGAGCAGATTCCGACCGAGGCCATGCCAACGCGAATGCGCTTCCCGATAGGTGTCAGCTTCTCCCTTTGCATCCCTGCTTCCTCCAAGTTCCATCGCGCCATTGCGACAGGGAGGCAGGGGAGGCAAAAGCCATACCCGGGTTCGCCCCGGGGGAACTAGCGGCCGACCGTAGAGGCGCCGATCACTCGACCGCCACGGAATGTGTACGACACAGCCTTGGCCGGGGTGCCGAAGGCATCCGCGTAACTCCATGTCAGGACGGACCTATCACCCGACTGGGATCGAGAGTAGGGGTTGCCGAGAATCGAGACGACCTCGGCCTCGGTCATCCCGCTGCGAACCTTCTGCGTGTCCTCCCGCTGGAACGGTGTCCCAGCGCAGCCGACCACCAGGCCGGCGATCAGCGATACGGCAAGAACGCGGACTCGACTCATGCCTTCACCCTTTCCTTAGCTTTGTCCCGGGGCGAGTCGAACTCTACGCTCGGATCAGGCCCGATAACCTGACGCGCGCCGGCGGTTACGTACCCAATCGCGGCATGTGCGATGTGCTTCTCGAACAGGATCAGCATGGGGTCTGCTTCCGCAATCTCGCAGAGCACGAAGAACTGATTGAGCGTGATCGGCCGCTTCCCTGATAGCCAATGCCCGACGGCCCCCTGGGTAAACGGCTTTTGGTCTTTCCGCAGCCGACGCCCCATCTCCTCCGCGATCTTGTCCTGCGTGAGGCCGACCTCCGTCATGTGCGCGCGGTAACGATCTGTCCAGGCTTTCCAGCCGGTCTTCCCGCTTTCCTTGGGCGGCCTGCCCCGCCTTGCTTTCTTCGCCTCGACCATGCCAACAGGATAGCGGCGCACAGCCTGCGTATTAAATACGTCAGGTAGTTGCATTGATGCCAGTAATTTGCTACCGTCCGTATTCATTGCTGAGGTGAACATGGGCACTCCCAATCCATTCTTTCGTCGCTATCGCGAGGCGCATGGCCTCACGCAGTCCGAGCTTGCCAAGCGTCTCGGCGTCACTCAGGGCGCCATCGGCCATCTCGAACGGGGCATCCGGGAAGTCACCGCCAAGAAGGCGCGAGCGTGGGCCGAAATCCTTGACGTGACACCGGCGGAAATAATGTTTCCAGAACCGGACGCCGAGCACGAGAAGGCCGCCGCCGCATGACTCCGCGCCGCCTCATCTCTATCGCAGCCGCCTGCATCACCGCCGGCCTCATATCCGCCGGCGGGCTCTGGATGCTGTGGGTTCTGTTCACGCCGTCCGAGGCGGTCCTGCGATACATGGGGACGCCGTAGATGCGCACCGAATTCCCATGCCGCACCCGTCGCGTCGCACCGGCGCTCGTCCAAGCGGGAGACCTCCTCCGAACCTCCTCCTCGGGGCCCGTGGTGCGGCGTGGGAGCCTCTCGCACCCAGGGCAGGGGTTGGCTCGCTTGTTCATGTTGCCATCCTATTTTTTTGTCCGCCGGAAGTCTGTCCGTCGGTGTCCGTCAAAAACGGACAAGGTCGGAGTGCCCGCATGACGTCGCCCGAACTCTTTTACGAATCATGGCTCGAGGCTCTGCGCGATGATGTCCGTGCGATCGGTGGCGCGAAAGTCGTCGGCGCCGCGCTTTGGCCCGAGAAGTCGATCGACGCCGCGAAGAACAAACTCAACGATGCGCTGAACGAAGAACGTCGCGAGCGTCTCACCGACGAACAGGAGCGCTGGATCATGCGCTCGGCGCGTGAGAAGCGCGGATTCTCTGCGGCGCTGTATCACCTTTGCGACGACGTCGGCTTCGAGCGGCCGAAGGAACGCGATCCGCTCGACGAGGCGGCGCAACTGCAGCGCGAGTTCATCTCCGCCGTTCAGACGTTGAAGCACATCGAGGAGCGGCTCGAACGAACAAATCTGCCGATGAGGGCAGTGAAGTGAACTGCCACTACGACAACCGCGCGTGCCCGTTCGGCGGGTGCTCCACACAGCTATGTGCCAGGCATGAGTTCGTGCCGGTGGCTTTCAACGAAACCCAGAGAGGGGACAGGCCGGTGCGGTTTGCCGGCGGCAGAGGCATGGAGGCGGAACCCTGCGGACGGGACACCGCCATAAGCCGGGCGCGAGGGCCCGGATCGTTGCGTCCGCTGTCGATCCCCGTTACCGCGAGCAGTGCTGCAGGAACCCCCGGCGCCGAGGGACGCGAGACCTCGCCCATGCCGAATCGGCGTCGGTCTGCAGCGCGAGGTGCGCGGGCATGAAGCGCAAGTCGATCTTCGCCACGGAAGCCGCGATGTGCACTGCATTCTGCGACTGGGCCAAGAAGCAGGGTTGGACGCCGTACCCGGAGACAGCCGGATGGGACGTCCTGCTGGTAGCAGCCGACGGCACGCAGATCGGGGTGCAAGCGAAACTCCAATTCACCGTCAAGTTGCTGGCGCAGTGCCTGCATTCGTCCTGGTACGACGCCTGCGCTGGAGTCGGCCCCGACTTCCGCGCCGTGCTTCTACCCGGATTCAAAGGGGATCACGAGGCGATTCTTCAGACGCTGGGGCTGATGCAGTTCCACTGCTACGGCACAACAGCGGCCCCAATGTTCTCTCCGGCGATCGGTGGCGGACACGACTCCTGGCACTACTGGAATCCGGCGCAACGGGAAAAACTGCCGGCGTATGTGCCGGACGTGCAACCGGGCGCTTCCGGTCCGGTGCAGCTCACGGAATGGAAGATCGCGGCCCTACGTGTCTCGGCACTGCTCGACATTCGGGGCTATGTCACCAGGGCCGACTTTAAACGGGAGCGCATCGATCCCCGTCGCTGGATGCTCGGCACGGAGACGTCGAAATGGTTGCTGCCGGGGGCCGTCTCCGGCCAGTTCGTGAGGGGGCCCGGCCTGCGCTTCGCTGAACAGCACCCGGTCGTATTCGCGCAGATCCGCAGTGAGCTTGAGGCGGAAGGGGCGTCGACATGACCACGCGCCGCCGCTGGACTAAACCCGAGATGCAGACGCTGCGCACGCAGTACGGCGTCGTCCCGGCCCGCCAGATCGCAGCGTCGCTCAATCGCACCGTCGATGCCATTCACCGCCGGGCGTGGGAATGGGGACTCGAGATGCCTGCTGACAATCGGCCGGCGCTGACGGCGATTGGTATGGCTTCTGCGCGCGAAGGGCAGGCCGCATGAACCCGCGGTCCACCAACCAACCATGCCCCTGCGGCTCCGGTCTCGTCGGGTTGCGCAACATCACCGCCTATTCGGGCCATCACATCGTCTGCGCGAAGTGCCGTGTACCGGTGCAGGCGAAAGAGTACCGCGTCGTCCATGACCCGCGTGCGAAGGCCTCTGCCGAGGCACGCAGACGGCTGGAGGCGATGCGGGATGAGCGGGAAGCGACGGAGGGAAACCCAACATGACGCGGGCACTCACCCTGAAGCAGCGCGAGCTGCTGGCCTGCATGCTCGACGGCCTGTGCATGAAGCAGTGCGCCAGGCGCATGGGCGTTGAGCTTGGGACGGTCAAGGCGCACCGCAACGAACTGTATAAGCGCCTTGGCGTGTCCACGCGGGAGCAGATGATGGCGAAACTGATGACGCCGACGGACGAGGCTCGTCGGCTTGTGGAGGGGCGATGAATACAGGCGACAAGGCGCTTGAGTCGATCATTGCGCAACTGACATCGGCCATTGCGATGACGGGCGACCCGCGTCTGGTGAAGCTGCAGGCGCACGCGATTGCCATGCGCAGCCAAGAGCAGGTCGAGCACATGGAGCGCGCCAAAGGCATCGCATCCCGCCCGAACGGCGTGGCTCTGGGTCGGAGTCCGTGGCATGGTTGATATCCGGACCGCGCCGCCCCCGTTCGACGACGAGGCCTATGCTGCCTCCGATGCGCAACCGAGCGCGGTGTTCGCCGAGGCCGCGCTGCTCGGTGGCATCCTGCACAACAGCCGCGCCTACGACTCGGTCTACGACATCGTCGGCGAGCGCGACTTCTACAACCGTGACCATCGATCGATCTGGGCGCTGCTCGCCAAGCAGATCGAGCGCAACAAGCCCGCCGACGCGATCACGATCCTAGATCTGGCCGACGACCAGACCCGGCAGGCGCTGCTGCCGATCATGCATGGGACGCCCAGCGTGGTGCGCGTCGTCGACTACGCCAAGATCGTGCGCGAGAAGTCGATTCTGCGTTCGCTGATCGCGGCTGGCCGCGAGATCGCGGAGCAGGCGAGCGAGCACGGCATTGACGCCCAGGACGCCGCAGAGCGCGCCGAGGCGCGCGTGCTGTCGATCTTGGACAAAGAGGCGCGGGACGAGTCGCGCGAGCCTGTGACGCTGTACCAGGCGTTCTCTCAGGCCGTCGACTGGCTGGACGCCGAGCACAAGGACGGACTCCCGACAGGCATCCATGGGATTGACGCCATGCTGGCCGGCGGCGGGCTACAACCGGAGCAACTGATCGTCATCGCGGGCCGCCCCAGCATGGGCAAGTCCAGCCTCGCATACCAGATCGCGGAGCGCGCCGCCCGCGCCGGCAAAGGTGTCGCGTACTTCGCGCTCGAGACATCGGTGCGGGAAATCGGCGTCCGGGGCATCCGATATCACGAGGCCAAGGTCGGGCGCGGCGAGGCGCTTCGCATGGCGGCCGACGTGCCCATGGTTATCGACGACATGCCGGCGATCGGCCTTTCCCACATCCGCGTCCGGTGCCGGCGAATCCGTCGCCAGAAGGGGCTCGGCCTCATCGTGGTCGACTACCTGCAGCTCATGAAGCAGCGCGCTCAGAACCGGCTGGAGGAGATCTCGGAGATATCGCGCGGGCTCAAGGCCATCGCCAAGGAGTTCGGCGTGCCGGTCATCGCGGTATCGCAGTTGAACCGCAGCGTCGAGCAGCGCCCCGACAAGCGCCCGGTCCTCTCGGACCTGCGTGAGTCCGGTCAGATCGAGCAGGACGCCGACGTCGTGCTGATGTGCTACCGCGACGAGTATTACAACGCCGACAGCCCGGAGAAGGGCTTCGGCGACGTGTTCTTGCGGAAGAACAGGGACGGTCGCGTCGGCGGCGTCTTCCTGCGCTGGAACGGTGAGTTCACGCGCTGGCATAACTTCGATGGGGAGCGGCCGATGAAGGCGTCGCCGCAGGCGGAGGAAGGTCAGCAGGGACGGCGGCTGCGCTCGGTGTCAGCGAAGCCGGTACAGGACTGGGGGCCGAAGGAGTGAACTTTTACAAGCACCACATCGGCGACTACGCGCAGGCGACCGCGCACCTCACGTTCGTCGAGGATGCCGCCTACACGCGGATGCTGCGCAAATACTACGCCGAAGAGAAGCCGCTTCCAGGCGACACGAACAAAGTCATCCGCCTCGTCGGCGCCAGGACCAAGGAAGAGCGGCAGGCCGTGATCGACGTGCTCGACGAGTTCTTCACGCTGGAGGACGACGGCTGCTACCACAACAAGCGTGCAGACGCTGAGATAGCGACCGCCCAAGAGGGCGAAGCGGAACGCGAGGCGAAGGCGGCCAACGAGCGCGAGCGTCAACGCAGGCAGCGCGAGGAACGCAAGAAACTGTTCGACATCCTGCGCGAATACGATGTTGTGCCGCCGTGGGACATCAAGATGGAAGCCCTGCGCGAACTCGTTTCGTCACACGTCGGTCACGCACCCGTCACGCGTGACAGTACCGCCAGTCACGCGGATGTCACGCCACCTGTCACGCGTACGGCCACGGCTAACCAGAAGCCAGAAGCCAGAAGCCAGAACTTAACACCCCCCCTTACCCCCCTCGCTGACGCGAAGGGGGCGAGCCCGCCAGCCAACGGTCACGACCTGATCGACGAAATCAAGCCGAAGCGAACCCGACGTCGAAAGCCTGTCACCGACTGCCCGGACGAGTTCGACATCAGCGATTCGATGTACGACTGGGCCAACAGCAAGGGCATCAGCGACGACGAGGTCGTGTTCGAGACGGAGCGATGCCTGAACCACCACAAGGCCAAGGGGAACGAGCGTGCAGACTGGTCCGCTACGTGGCGAACTTGGATGCTGAACGTCGTCCGATTCCGCAAGGAGAAACGAGCATCATGAGCGCCCACTTCACCCGCCTCTACCTCGCAATCCTGCCGCTCATCGCCCAGGGGCGAGGCACCGTCTACTCTCTCGCCGAGGCTCTGCCGGATCTGCACATCTCGGCGGTCAGGGCGGCCGTGGCAAATCTGGTCAAAACGCACGGCCTGATCCGGTCTGTGCGCAAGGCGCGCAGCGGCGTTCCGGCGCTCTACGAACTGACGTGCCCTCTGGGCGAGGCGCTGGAGCGGGTCGATTTCCGCCCGGCTGCCAAGCCTACGTGCGTGGCGCTGGATGCCGCTCTCGGCACGCCGGACAGCATCGCAGCCATGCTGGCGACACGAGTGAAACCGAAGATCGTGCAACGCATGGGCAAGTGGGATGCGCCCATGGGGCGACCGAAGAAAGCGGCGAGGGCTGCGGCATGAGCACCCCAGCATGCTCCCGAAACGCTCGAGGCGATAGCGAATTGCGGCGCATCACGGAACCTCACGAGGGCGCCCAACTCGTGCCCGGCCCGCTACACCCCACGCAGCCCCTACGCATCATCTGGATCGTCGATGGCCCGTACATCGCCACGGAGCCGCAGCCGTCGACGTGCTGCGTCATCGACGACAGAGGCCGAGTCGAGCACGTCGACTCCTGCATGACCAGCAGGGCCACACGGCGGGCCACGCCGAACGAGGTGATGGAGTGGAGGGTGAGGGAATGACGCGTGCACATGAGGTGACGCTGCTGAGGCTCAGCCAGGGGCCATACGGGACCGACGACGAGATCCAGTTCATCGACGGCCTCGGGCGCGGCGTGTGGTCCGATGGCGTCCATGCGCAGGTCGGCAGGGCGGCGCTGCTCAAGGGCTACATCGCAGGCGCGGAGCGTCGGACGGTGTGGGGCAGGATCTCGGCGGACGCGGCTATCGCGCATGCGCGCAAGGCGCTGCGGGAGGAACTGGGCGAGGTGGCGGCATGCTGATCGTGGGCGTAGATCCGGGGATCTCGGGCGCCATCGCGGCCGTGACGCCGAATGGCTCGCTGCAATGGGTGTTCGACATGCCGATTCGTGACGCCGGGAAAAAGTCGCGCACGGCCAACGAGATCGATGGCGTTGAACTCGGGCGGCTGCTGCGTGTGCATCTGCCCGACATCGCACACGTAGCGGTCGAGGAGGTGCAGGCGAACGGCGTGAACGGCAGCGTGAGCAACTTCGGACTCGGCGACTCTCGAGGCTGCATCCGTGGCGTGCTGGAGTGCCTGGGCCTCAGCGTGGAGCGGATCGCGCCGAGGCGATGGAAGCAGCACTACGGGCTCGTGGTGCCGAAGGACACGCCGGACGCAGCGAAGAAGGAGGCGAGCAGGGCGTGCGCGATTCGGCTCTATCCCGGCGCCGAGTGCCTGAAGCGGAAGAAGGACCACGGTCGCGCCGAAGCAATCCTCATCGCTCGCTACAGCGCGCAGCAGGCGAGGTTGGCGGACTCGTTCCTCTCCGACTCCCGGCCGTCGCTGGAGCTCGTGGCGTGAGCGCACACGCCCCTGCCTGCCGCTCCTGCCGCTGGTCCGAGGGCATGCCCGACGGCGAGCGTCTGTGGTGCCAGATGTGGCGCAGGGTGGCAGCCAAGCCCTGCTCGGGTTACGAGTACGAGCCGGGGACGGATGCTGACGAGCGGATGCAGCGCGATGCGACCGACGATCGCCGATGAGCAAAGACGGCAAGCGCTCGCCGCTCAACGCCGGCAGCAGAGGCATGGCGAGGAACCCCGCCGACATCTACGAGCAGAAGGAATCGACGACATGCAAGGGCTGCTGTCACATCGACGAGGTGAAGATCGGTGGCGTGACGCACGAGATCTGTTCCCTGGGCAAGGGCTACGGGAAGCGATGCCGACGGTACGACGAGAGGAAGCCGGTTCGATGGTGAGCACGGACGCCGCGCACCCGAGGCTCGACTGGCACCTCGACAACTGGGCGAGGTGGCATCGCACGCGCGACGACCTGGCGGAGCTTGCCTGCCGCACGGACTCGATGTGGGCTGGCAACTACGACAACGAGATCGCCACGGCTTCCGCGGACTGTGCGCAGGCCGAGCAGGTCGAGGCGATCCTGAACACGGATCAGACGGCGGCCATCCCGGACGGATTCACGCCAGTGGAGCGGGTCGCCGTTCACCACATCCATCTCGGGACGGCGGTCTATCGCACCAACCGCAGGCCGATCGAGCATGTGTACGACGAAGCGCGGGAGAAGCTGTCGCGGT